GATTTCATCAGAACAGTATAAGTTGTGAACAGTGGTTTGATTATAACTGTATTCGTGATAAAGAACACTTTTGGCTATTTGATGAACTGAAAGAAAGCGAGGGTGCCGAATGTCAAGAGTAGGAATTGGAAACAACATCACACAGCCGGATGCACGGTGTATGTCGTGCAAGCGTTGGAAGAGTGCAAGTAAAGGGTTCTGGGGAAGAGACGGACATTGTTCTCTTCCGTATTGCGAGAAAGACGCGAGGAATAAAGGAAAGAGAGGTTACAGATAAATGGATGATATTGAAAAATTGAAGGCTGAAAACTCAGATTTGCGAACAAAGGTAAATGACCTTGAGCGTAATGAATATAGCCTTATAGAAAAACTTAGAAAAGTCTCAGAAACAAACGAAAGACTTTTGCGTATTCTTGAAAATTTGTCAAATGGATATGTGAAAAAGGAGAGATAATTATGCAGTATATCAAAGCAAAATACCCAAACAGCACACACAGTTACACCTTTAAGACCGAGGATTCCGTAAAAGCCGGAGATACGGTTGTAAATGCCAAAGGCGCAAAGTTGACGGTTACGGATGAATCGGTGGATATGAAGTGGGTAGAGACCTACGGTTCTGATAAGGTGGCAGTTGTGAAGAAGTGTGATGAACCGGAAAGCGGTGGTGACGATGAGAGTTAATCCATGTAGATATTGTGCATTGTCTGTAAACCTTAATGGAAAGCATTGTTCAAGGTATTCTTCCGAAGAGTGCGCAAAATGCGAGAACATTC